TCATGGCGACGTGCGGCCAAACCGTAAGATGGGCGCGCCTGCCGAATGGGGGCGGGTTAACGGAAAATATACCAGCCTGATAGCCGCGATTCAGAGCGTTAAACCATGATCCGCTGGCTTTACGACCGTTACATCCTAACCAGCGTTATCAGTCTATACTATCTGGCACTGATTGGTTACGGGACGCTCAGGGTGTTTGAAAATCCAGATAGCCTGACCGCTCCGGCTGCGGCGGCCTATGCAACATTGATGGGGCTGCCTGCCGCTATAGCTGGAATCCTGAAGTGGAGGTTTGACCGTGATAACGGGGAAAGTTAAAGCGCTTATCGGCATTGGCCTGGCTGTTGGTCTAGTCGCAGCTGGCTGGCAATCCCGCGCATGGTACGAGGACAGCGTTACCTTGGGTATCGAGCGCGCTGTGGCCAGGGTCACCGAAAGCAACGAACAGGCCATCGCAGGAATAGCGCGTACCGTCGAAAGCCAGCTGGCCGAAACAGCCGTTAAAGAGCGCGTCATTGATCGAGGTGTTATCCGTGAGACGAGCAAAGTTGAATATCGTGATCGTGAGTGTTTTGGCCCTGAGCTTGTCCGGCTGCTTAACGCTGGGGCAAAAGGGGCAAATGCCGACGTTCCAGGAGAGCTTGCTAGCCAAGTGTCCGAAAGAGCTGCCAACACTGACTGACGGCAACGCGGCCACCGTTGCCCTAGTGCTGCGTGAAACGCAATCCATCTATCATAATTGCGCGCCACGGCATAATGGGCTGGTTGATGCAATCCGCAAAGCCCAATAAAGGTACGATGATACCCAAATTGGTACTGTGGACAGAACGGGCGCTGATATGCGCCTTTTTTGTTGTTATATGCCTACTAAGGCTATACTACGGGCTACTACTCATAACGGAGCGCTTGCGATGGCTGGTTTTGTCGATTATGCCAACTCAGAGAGACAGAAAGAAATCGGGCGCCTGATGGATGAAGGACTATCAAGCGCGCAGATTGCCGAGAAGGTGGGCGCAGACCCGGGAAACATACGGAAGGCCATGCGCACGATACGCGCCAGAGCGGCCAAGAAAGGCCATGCGCCCGAGCACGATATGCGCCATACCGTACCTGACGGCTACGCAGTCAAAGGGACATCGACGCTCTACAAGGAGGGCCAGCCAGTACTCCAGTGGGTGAAAACGAGCCAGGATCAGGAGCGGCAGCTTGAGCTAATGAAGGAGGCTATTGCCGCATTATCCGAAGACCTACCACGACTAGACCCAACGATTACGCCAGCGCAATCGCAATTTGATGATGATCTAATGGCAGTCTACCCGCTTGGAGATCCACACATCGGCGTCTTGTCGTGGGCAGAGGAGACCGGGCAAGACTGGGACTTGACCATTGCGGAAGGCGCATTCTGTGGCGCATTTGATCGAATTGTGCACACCGCACCGCCATGTGAAGAAGCGGTGATTATAAACCTTGGAGACTTTTTTCACTCGGACAACATGGAAGGCGTGACAAGCCGCTCGGGGCATCATCTGGACGTGGATGGGCGATTCGCCAAGATGGTGCGAGTGGGCATGAAAATTATGCGCCAGATGATCGACAGCGCATTGAGTCGGCATAAGCACGTTAGGGTTATCAATGCAACTGGCAATCATGACGATACGTCTAGCATGTTTCTGTCGGTGGCTCTGGCTAATATCTACGAAAACGAACGCCGCGTTACTATCGACGACAGCCCGACGCCATTTCACTATGTCGAATGGGGCAAGTGTATGTTTGGCGTTCACCACGGGCATAGCTGCAAACCTGCAATGCTGCCAGGGGTTATGGCCGCTGATCAGCCGGAGATGTGGGGCCGCACGAAATACCGATACTGGTACACAGGACACATTCACCACGACAGCAAAAAGGAGTTTGCGGGCGTTACTCAAGAGTCATTCAGGACGCTGGCGGCAAAAGACGCCTATGCAACATGGGGCGGATATCGATCAGGGCAAGACACCAAGTGCATTGTGCTGCACAAAGAGTTTGGCGAGGTTGAGCGGCACACGGTTAATCTGGCTATGGTCTAATCAGGATCGAAAACCGCCCATATATGCGATACAATCCTAATCATAAACGCCACCAATTGACACGCGAGCCAGTGCATTATGTCGCTTAAAAGTTTCCTTACAGATAACCTCCCAACCATACAGTTCAACAGTGAATCATTTTGGTCTAAGTTGTCGTATTGGACAAGTGGCGGGGCTGCTGCAACTGGTGCGCTTACCCTAAATGAATTTCTAATGATCATCGGTACTATACTCGCCATGGCCACTTTTGCGGTCAACTTCTACTATAAGCGCCAGAGCATTAAAATGCAGCGCGCCAGAGAGGCCAGAGAAGACGAGCTGCACCGCGCGCGCATGATGCAGCTTTTTAAGCCTGAGTCGTCGGACGGTTAATGCGACTCACCGTCCCACCTCAGACAAATAACACCACTCCACGACATTGCCCTCATCTTCGCACCAGAAAAAGCCACCAATCAGGTGCTCTATCCAGTTAATGCCTTCGCGCCCGTTGTCGTACTTTACCCAGACTTGCACGCCGACGGGCGGCAGGGTTTTGGATACCGGGGTCATCACTCGCACTCCCAGGTCTGGTGATCACTTGATCCAAATCCGTACCCCTTTGACGACTGCTCAGCGTCACCCAGGAAAGCCGCTAGGCGCCCTGCCAATAAAGAGAGCTGACCCCTATTGGCATATTGAATGCACGTACACGAACCGTTTGTGCCCATACCTGTTTTCGGACCGGTTACGATGCAGTCGTGATTCGAGCATCCGGACCAGCCACGAAACAGGAGATGGCGGGCACCGGCAAGCTTCGACCTCAGCCGGGCGATTTCTTCAGATGCCGTTTCAGCGCCTTCTCTGCCCTCGGCGTCCATCATCCGTTGCCTCCATCCTCTCGTGCCCGTTCGGCGGCTTCGGCTTGTTTGCGCAGGCGCAGGGAGTATTCTGCGCAATACCCCGCCGCTTTAGTAAACGCGCCCTCCGGCGTCCGAACCTCCGTTGAAAACACCATCTCTGCGATATCGCTCCAGCATTGCTCCACCGCCTCGGCCTGCTTGCGGAGGACGTAGGGCTCTGAAGCCTTTGTTGCAAGCTCCGACACCCGCGCCCGGGCCTTCCCCAGCTCCACCCTGGCGCTTTCGTACAGGGTTTCAAACTGATTGATGGTCTCGAATTGGTCGATGGCATCTTCAAGGTCTTCGTACCAGTACTCGTTTTCTTCACTGTCCTGGACCCGGAATGGGACTGGGAGGTAGTTGTGAAACTCCAATCGGATGCCCGGGTTGGCTTCGTTTCTAAGCAAGATTCTCATACCGACTTTCATATCAAGAACTCCATTTTGCGATACCGTGAATTGCTTGGTTGGTGCATGGAATTTCACTTCTCACCTCCAGATTTCTCAATCCGAGCTAACGGCTCCCCGCCCATTCGCAGTGGCTCGTCATAGATCACGCCCATCATCGTATTCCAGTCTCTGCGCTCGCCGGGCTTTACGATGCCGTCACGGTAGGCCCGATCCCATGCCAGTCGGTGCCGGATTACCTGATGCAGATCCCAGGCCGGGGACTCATCGCGCGCGCCGTACTGCCGATACAGCGCTTTCAGATAGTTCTCGACGTATTGCGCCTGTTCGTACGTGAGCGGGGCTTCCAGTGGCAGCTCCCGTAGCGCCATGTCAATCTGACCCATGCGAAGGCGAGCAAGGATCTCGCTGGCGTGACTGATTTCAGCGGCCTGTTTTTCTGTCAGGTGCAGGGTGTAATCACCGTGCTTCGGGCTGACTTTGCGATACTTAATCGCCTTTGCTGGGTCCATGCCTTCGCCGGGCGCTGGGCGGTCGGACCAGACCATGCAGGGCGATCCGTCTACATCCTCGCCAGGGATCAGGTAGATGGTTTCAGGTGTATCGCTCACTTCTCACCTCCATCCCGCTCTCCGGCGGCCCAACGGCACGTGCACTCTGTCACCTTGAACCGGCCTCGCCCCGGCTCATCACGGTCATAGAGGACTTGGCAGGGCTCGCCCATTTCATTCTGACCAACGCCCCAAAATGCGTACTTGTGCGCTATTTCGGTAACCACTTTGTCATCGCCGAAATTCCCGCTTACAGCCTTCTGAGCCTCCTCCAGGGTAACTTCGCCCTTGATGTACTCGGGGTGGTTGGGGTGGCTGTATTCGTCGAAATTCAAGAGGATCAATTCCCCATGCTGATACTTAGCCATGCTCACCTCCCGCCTGTTCGGCTTCTGTTGCTCCACAAAACAATTCCCCAGTAGAGGCCACCTGCCAAACACGCGCCGAGAACCGCGAACAAAAATCCGCGATTCATCCCGGCAAAGAAACCCGCGATCGTCATGAAGGTGGCCCAAGGGACGCCCGGATGGTCTTTCAGGCGCTGCCAGTAAGAACGGCGGTCAGTCATTGCTTGCTCTCCTTGGCTTGAGTCTGCGCAACCGCAGCTGCCGCAGTGGGTGATCGCTTGATGGGGTCCCTTCCGCAGCAGAGCCACGATGCGATCCACGCCATCCACAATCCCTTCGCCTGGGGCTAGCTGGGCAGCCGCCCATATTTCGTGGGCCAGCGCATCGAGGATTTCCTCGTAGTGGTCAGTCATTGCGGTCCTCCTCAACGTCGCGAACCGCCCGTTCGGCGGCTTCGGCTTGTTTGCGCAGGCGCAGGGAGTATTCTGCGCAATACCCCGCCGCTTTAGTAAACGCGCCCTCCGGCGTCCGAACCTCCGTTGAAAACACCATCTCTGCGATATCGCTCCAGCATTGCTCCACCGCCTCGGCCTGCTTGCGGAGGACGTAGGGCTCTGAAGCCTTTGTTGCAAGCTCCGACACCCGCGCCCGGGCCTTCCCCAGCTCCACCCTGGCGCTTTTGTACAGTGCGCGCAAATCGCGGTTTGCGGCTCGCAGTGCATCGATTTCGCTGCGCACATCAGCGGCCGCTCTTGCAGCCACACCGGCATCGTCAACGTTCCAGTCACTCATGATTGATACCCCGCTTCCCGTGCTCATACCGTTTGTCCCTGCTGGCAAAGAAGCCCATCCCGATAATGAACAGTAGCGGGAAAAACCAAAGGGCTGTTCCGAGATGGTCGCCGTCAGTCAGAGCAACGATGGTCATAGGCTGGCCGTCTTTCAGGATCGCTGCGCCATCGCCGCAAATCCCCTGACTATACTCGTGATCACTCATCACACACCTCCTTCTCGTAATACTCAAAATCCTGCCTTCCGTTCTGCATCGGAGCGGCCTTGATCCCAGTCACCGTCACACAATTCGCGGGCCGGTACACATGCACCTCAAGTAACGCGCCGAGGATCAGGGCGCAGAGGGTCAGGACTATCCATCCGTGCCCCGCCTCGCTACTGTAGCCGCTGCTTCGCCACATACTCGCACGCCTCACTAATCGCCGCCTGCCCCAACTTGTACATAAACCCGCCCCGGCCCATCACCGGCAGCTCACACTCTTTGACCATAGCCGCTCGGACGCGCTCCGTCCACGGGTAGTCGGACAGCCAGTCGTCTACCTCGTCGATCACGCCCTGGTCTCCAGCGAGGTAGGCATCGAACAGGTCATCCGCCAGCTCTGAAACGGCGGCCTCATGCGCCTGCTGCTCGTCATGGGCAGCCTCGGCTTCAAAGTCGGTGGTTTTCCATGTGTCGTAATCCACTATTCGCACTCCCCATCATAAGCCGGCCACCCATACTGGCCGCCTGAGTCTTTGTAGATCTGCGCCATCTCGCAGTACAGAGCTCGTTGCGCCTCTTCTTCGGCTTGCTCGCTGCCGGCGCATGACAGACCGATGATGAGCAGGACGATTGCGCCAACAAGGTAGCTAGGCCGCATGGTCAAAATCCTTACACAGCGCAATTGCCGCGTTTTCAGTGATCAGTTTCAGCAGCCGGGGGTTGCCCTTGTAACTGGCCTGCAATGCTTGCGAGTAATGCTGGTGCGCCGCTACCCGGCGCGCCAAGTCTGACCAGTCAACCGGTAGCTTGCACTTTCCAGTTTCCAGCAGCTCGCTGGCTTGCTGGATGTGGTAGGGGTGTTGTGGGGTGGTCATTGGGTTTCTCCCGTTTCCGTTGGTGGTGTTGCCGCCCTTTAGTGGGCGGATTTTGTTAAAGCAGGCCCATCTTGTAGGCATCGATCATTTGCGCCTTCGTCATTGTCTTGCCGTTTACTGTGTACGCGTCGCTGCCATTCAGCTGAAACTTCTCCTTTTTGTACTTGCCGCCTTTGCTGACAACATCTTTGCGAATCTGGGTCAGGGTTACGCTTTTCATCTCTATCTCTCCATTGTTTCTCGATTTGATGAGTCCATTGTATGACCCAAAAGCAATACTGTCAACACTAAAAAGCAATTTATTTTAGCCTTGACGCCATGATGTAGATGTTCCATACTTCCATCCGTCAACCAACAACGAGGACATGACATGGCAGATAAAGAGGTTAAAGAGCTGGCGGAGCTGATGAGGCTGACCGCCGTCGGCGTTTACGAGGCATCCGCCAGGGCGGGCATCGCGCCGTCGAACTGGTCGCGGTGGCGCGGGCATGGGGTAAGCCCCAACCTGTCGAAGTTCGGCAAGCTGCGCAGCGCTGTTACGGCGCTGGCGGTTGAATCGGGGCGACTGCCGGAAGGGTGCGAACACAAGAGCGTGCCGGAGTTGATCGAGCTGGCTAAGGGGTGGCGGGTATGACGTTGCATGATCGGATTATGAATCAGGCAACAGGAAAAGACTGCCCGGACGAGTTGCCCGCCAGAATGCTATACAAGCAGGGTCACCGGGACGCCAGACATGCGGCTGCCGAACTGTCAATTGAGGCTGATCAGTTGATGGCGGAGATGGGTAATGCGCTGGCTAGCATTGATCCCGATGACTTGCCTCGAATGATAAAGGGTCGAGTGGCTCTTGCAATAAACCATTACAACACCTACATGGAGCGGAACAATGAGCAATGATATGAACCCAGCATTAAATCGTCTAGCGATCAAACTGAAAGAGTGGCCGAACGGCGCAAGGTACGCTGTCTTGGACATCGAAACAGATCAGGTTTACATAGATTGCGGAACACAATACGGGCCCTCCTTTGACTTTACCCAATGGCTCCAAGCCCGCCGAGACTTGGGGTTTGTCATGACGGAGGAAGAGGAGGTCCCGCCAGCGCAGGAGTGGGGCAAAAGCGTACCCGAAGGAGTCCACAGTAAGTACCACCGCGAAATCAAGCCCGGCGTCTGGGTGGACGTGTACGACGTGCTACACGCCTGGCGCGTGCAAAATCCGGCATTGCAGCACCTGGTCAAGAAGGCGTTGCAGCCCGGCGGTCGTGGGCACAAAACACGCGAGCAAGACATGATCGATATTGTGGCGTCCGCGTTGCGGGCTGGGGAGTTGGAGGGTGAGTAATCTTGCTGAATCGCAGTTCTTCGCCCCAGCCAGCACGGACATGGTCGATAGTCTCATTGGCCGCTATCGGGAAGAGCGCCAGCGCATGGAGCGCGTGGTAGAGTATGTCTCTGGCGATGACTTCCGGTCGGTGATTTCGTATTTCGAGGATGCCGCCAAGCGGCAACACCACCAGGGCGGAAATACGCCGAGCTTCAAGCTGGAAAGTGGCCTGGCTGCGCTGGATGCCAGCTACTGGCACCAAGCCCTGAGCCTGACGGACGTTCTGGATTTCATGCCCACGAAGCGCCGGGAAGAGTGGTTTGATCTGATTCACAACCACAAAGCGCCGGAGTTTGAGGAAAGCGCCGTTCGCGCCACCCTGGCGGACCTTCTGGCCCAGCGTATGGACTTTCTGGCCGAAAAGGTAGACGGAATTTTCCGAGCCCTGAGCAAGGCGCACGTCACCAATCAGCCGGAGGGATTCGGCAAACGCATGATCCTGACCGGCGTGACTAACGACTGGGGCAGCTATTCCCGCAGCCAGACCGGGCACCTGAATGATCTGCGCCAGGTGATTGCGAAATTCATGGGGCGCGACGAGCCGGACTGGAATGCAAGCAACCGGGTTGTCGAGATCGCCCGAGCGAACCATCGGGGTGAGTGGGTGCCACTGGATGGCGGGGCGCTCCGGATTCGGTGCTACAAGAACAGCAATGCCCACCTAGAAGTGCATCCGGATATGGCGTGGCGCCTGAACGAGATCCTGCACCACCTGTACCCGACCGCCATTCCATCCCGATTCCGGCAGAAGCCGAAGCGCAAGGTAAAAGAATTTACCTTGATGGAAAGACCTTTACCGTTCGCGGTGCTGGACGTGCTTCACCGCCTTGGCCGTGCCTATGACACCGCAGAGCGTAGCCGCCGGCTGATTCCGAACGCTGTCCGAATCGAATCCCACGAAAAGGACAAGCATGTAATCGCCGAAGTTGAGCGGGTGCTAGAGCTGTTGGGCGGCGTGAAGCAGAACACCAACGCATACAGCTGGTATCAGTTCGACTACGACCCGGAACCGGTCATTAAAGAGATCGTGTGCACCGGCGTTATCCCTGACCAGAAAAGCCACCAGTTCTACCCGACGCCTGAGCACATTGCCCGGGATGCGGTGGAGCTGGCGGAGATCCGCACCGCGCACAACTGTCTTGAGCCGAGCGCCGGAACAGGCAACATTGCCGACCTTATAGACGCGCCCTTGCATTGTGTGGAGGTCAGCCCGCTGCACTGTGCTGTGTTGCGCGAGAAAGGTCACGAGGTCATTCAGGCAGACTTTCTGCAATGGTCAGAGGGGTTACCGAATCTGAAGTTTGACCGCATCGTAATGAACCCGCCTTACAGCCAGGGGCGATGGCAAGCACACATCGAGCACGCGGCAACCATGCTGCGCCCTGATGGTGTGCTAGTTGCCATCCTCCCGTCCAGCGCCAAGGGCAAAGACCTGCTGCCGGGCATGAACCTTACCTGGTCGAAGGTCTACGAAAACCAGTTCCGGGGTGCGTCGGTGGATGTTGTTATCATGAGGGCAGAGAAATGACCAAAACCGAACGCGAACTCCGAGCAGAGCTTTACGAAAAGAACCGGCAGCTCCAAGCGATAACGAAACAAGCCGCCCAACAACAGGAGCGCATAGCAGAGCTTGAGGCGGCGCTGGGGCGGGTGTTTAAGGAGACGGTGCAATATGCGAGATAAACGGCTGGAAGACCAACTCGGCCACGCCAAGCGCGAAATCCGTGCGCTACAGGCCAAGCTGGACAGGATCAAAGCAATCGAGCTGCCTACGGGCGGCTCCGAAGATTACCAGCAGGGCGTTGCCGACATGGCGATTGCTGTGCATCGGGCGATGGAGCCTAATAAGCGACAGAGGGGGATGATTAACGATGGCTGACGAAATCGACAAAGCAAACGATCTGGCAGAAATGGAGCGAATGGCCGCAATCCGGGCGGTGATTGCGCGGCCTGAGATGGCCTATTGCGGCCGCTGCCGGTGGTGCGATGAGCCGATTGAGCAAGGGGCTTATTGTTCGGCGGAGTGTGCTGAGGATGCCGCTAAGCGGGGGAGGTTTCATGCCTGACGCCAAGCCAGAAAACACCAAAGGGCGGCACAGCAAGCCGCCTTACCTTTGCCCGGATGGGAGCAATCCTTGCGGGCGTTATGGGTATTGTTCGTATTGTCCGCATGAGCGGAAGGAGAGGAAAGCCAAATGACCCAAACCAAACTAGCCAGCGCCACCGAAGCCGCCTGCAACGTCGCAGTCGGCTACGCCGTGGCAATGCTGACACAAGCCCTCGTGTTCCCGCTGTTCGGCTTTTACGCCAGCACGGGCCAGCATGCGGGCATAGCCTTAATCTTTACTCTCGTGTCTCTGGTGCGCTCGTATGCGCTCCGGAGGTTGTTTAACTGGATTGGAGTGCGAAAATGACCTACAAACCCGAATCAGACCTAAACCACCACGCTCCAATCGACCCAAACCACCGCTACGCCTGCAAGGACAGGCCGCGCCCTGGGGAGCCTTGGTTGCCGCTGGAGGAGTCGAATTCCTGCGGCCACACATGGCGCACGACAGACCCCAGTTGTAGCGACTGCAAGTGGAGGCAAGACCCATGACCGAGCCAGAATGCCCCATCTGTGGCGGGCGCATGTCGTTTTTCTATGGCTGTCAGTGGGACTACGACCGGTGGCTGTGCTGGGATAGGCTCTGTGACGGCGAGATCGAGCTGGACACGACGACTACGCCGGAGGAGATGGAGGATAGCGGCTCTTAGGGGCCGCTTTTCAGTCTCTTACTATACCTCTTCCTATACTGCCTCAAACACTCCCGCCTGACCTCATCTCGTACGCTCTCCGGTATTTTCTCAAGCTCCTGGCGTATCTGGTCAGGGTCCATGCTTTCGATGATTGTGGAGGCCCTGAAGTGGCAGAAAATGCGGAAGGCTTCTTTGGTGTGTTGGTCTAGGTCGGAAAGCAAAAGCCTGCCACTGAGGACAGGCTCCAGGCGCTTAGTTAGCGATTCCACCTAAAAAGGCACATCTGAGTCGTAATCATCTGCTGGCGATGGCTCATCTTGCGCCCGCTGCTGCGCAGACTGGTTATTGCCCTCAGCCTTACCGCCAACCAGATCAACACTGTTGCAGCGCAACTTCAGATAGGTTTTACCATTGTCGGCTTCAAACGTGGACAGCTCGCCAGACACTGCTACCTGCTGGCCCTTCTTTAGATATTCAGGCAGCTTCCCTTCTGCGGGCTTGCCCCACAAAGAGCAGTCGAGCCACACTGTTTGAGCTTTATCGCCAAAGCCTGCCCTCATTGCTACGCTAAAGTTACAGACTGTCGTGCCGCCCACGTTATTAATTTTGCAGTCCTGGCCGATATTCCCGGTCGCTGTTAGTACGTTCATTATTTTGACTCCTTCATCATATCCATAAGTTCTTCAATCGCAGAGTATGCGCTGCCGGTTAGGCGGTCACTTTCTGCCATCAGTTTTTCGTGGTCTTCATTGTCATAGCCATCAAAGCACGCAAGGTGGTGCGGATCAACGCACCCCTGCTGCACAAAGTGGTTTATGTCTTCAAGTTCGCATAATAGCGCTCTTAGGCGTTCGCGCATCACATCACCTCGTCGTCGTTTTCGTCTTCATGGATTTCAACCGGCGCGACTTCTTCCAGGCGCTTCAGCTGGTCTTGCGAGAGCTGGCCGGTTTTCTGGCATTGGGCAATAACCTGTTGCAGCGTCATCTTGCCCTCAGTCATGGCCTTTTGCATGGCCGGCAGTGCCTGGTCAAACTTGGCTGCCGGATATTCCGCTGTCTGCACCTTTAGCAAGGGCACGTGGTACGGCTCGGTTTGCTTCTGATTGATGCGCAGCGCAAACGCCAAGCCTCGCGGGTCAATGTCAGACAGTGCTCGGATGCGAATACCTCCCACCTCTTTGCCGGCGTATTTTACGGACGGCTCAAAGTACAGCTGCACATACTTACCAATCCAGGCGCTACTATCGCGGCCCCAGGCGCCCGCAAGAACACGAAGCATACCTTTGCTGGGCTTCCACGGGCGATTGTTGTCGCCGTCAAAGTAAACCGATACAGGTTGATCATCCGCCTTTACTTTCACGTCGCGGATGCGGATAACCGGTTCAGCGCCAATGATATCCACCGCGTTTAGCTGGTCGCTCTTGGCTTCCAGCGCGAATGATACGTCAGTCATCAGTAAATCTCCCCTTCTATCTCGTTTTCAATCTGAGCAACGCGCCAGCTGGGTAGGCTGATCAGTTCCGGGCCGTCGCATGTAATGCCAGGCCAGTAGCCGGAGCGCTCACACTCGGCAAACAGGTTCAGCGCTTCCCGGTAACGGCGGCGACCTTCCTGCATCATGGTTTCGTCTGGCAGGTACAACTTGTGCCCGTGCGGCATTTCCTTCTCAACCACGGCAAACTCAAACGCGCCTAGCGGCCCGCCGGTCGCCCATTCAAAAGCGTCTGCGTACAGTGCCGCCTGTAGATCATAGCCGTAATTGAAGATCGACTTGCTGAACTCTTCAGGGCGGGCGTCAGTGCAGCTCTTTAGGTCCACAGCTATGCCACCAACGGTCAGCAGATCATAGCGAACGCGAACAAGCACGCCAGTCTCAGGATCACGCACGAACAACGACAACTCCCGCCAGCCTTCCGCGTTCAGCCGCTTTGACATGGCGGCATTGGACAGCACAGCCTCCTGCATTCCGGCCACCTGATCCGCTTCCGTTGACACCAGTACGCGCTCCGTTCCGTGTACCTTGGTTGCTGCCTTGTACTCACTGGCGCGACGGTCTTTTACGTCTTTCAGAAGTACGTATTCGGTTGCGAATCGCTCAGGCTCTAGTAGCGCCGTGTGAATCGCGGTTCCGATCTCCATTGCCCGAGATGGTGCGCGTGCCGCCTGGTAGCGGTAATGCGCGGGGCTGCGCTCTACCAGCTTCAACCCAGACGAGCTAACGCCTTCCGGGTGCGAGTGATAAACCTCGTTCGGCATGCCTTCGATGAAGCAAGGCGGCTCAATGGTCATTCCTGGGGTGTATTGGATTACTTCTATCATGGTTGGTCAGTCTCCATTTGGTCGGTTTGACGGTTGTCAGTGTGCGCCATATGGTGTAGGGTGTCAACACCAAACGCAAAAAACGCAACACAAGGGCGAACCATGTTGACATTAGATGAAATTAGAGGGCAGTTGGCGGACAGGAATATAAAAGCTGTCGCTCAAAAAGCAGGGGTGCACCCAAACGCTGTATACAGGTTCATGAAGGGGCAAAGTAATCCGAGTTACGAGACCGTCCGAAAGCTTTGCGATTACCTGGAGAAAAGGCAATGAACTGGAATGAGATATTTTTGCATCTTCGCGGCAACCTGATCTGGAGGCAAAGGGGAAAGTCGGCATTCAAGACTGAAAAGGAGTGGCGCAGATGGACTACCCGATACGCTGGGAAGATCGCCGGATGCTCGCATGATGCCAAACGCTCTAATACTCTTTACTGGCAAGTATCATACGGAAAGAAGAGATATTTTGCTCACAACGTAATATGGGAAATGCTATTTGGTGAAATCCCTGAAGGCATGGTTGTTGACCACATTGACGGCAACGGTCTCAACAATAAACCGGAAAACTTGAGGCTGGTAACAGCGGCTGGCAATCATAAAAATAGGCCGCTTTACTCAAACAACAAAAGCGGAGTGCCTGGCGTTCACTTTGATAGAAAGTCGGGCCGATGGTATGCCAGAGCTTGCATAAACGGGAAGCGTGAGACTGTGTACAGCGGTCATAGTCAAGAAGAGGCAATGAAAGCTAGGATGGCGGCGAGCGCCTGTTACGGGTATCACGAAAATCACGGGAGGGTATCGAATGGCGGCATTTAACCTATTCGACGACCAAGCCGAGTTCGTATCAAAACTTCGTCAAGCGCTAAAAGCTGGCCACAAGTCAATTCTTGGGGTGGCGTCTCCTGCGTTTGGAAAAACCGTTGTTGCAGGGCACATCATTGCTACCGCCAGAGAAAAATCAGATGCCACCGCTTGGTTTCTCGTTCACCGCAAAAACCTGTTGCGGCAAACCAGCAAGTCGTTCTGGTCTGCCCATATCGAGCATGGCCTAATCACTAGCGGTAAAAGCCGCAGCAAACTGCCTGTTCAGGTCGGCACTATCGGTACTGTTTACAGTCGCCGAGACACTCTTGCGCCTCCCAATATCTTGTTTGTGGATGAGGCGCATCTTGCGAAAGGAAACATGTTCGAAACCGTAATCCGTTGGTGTCTTAATCACGGCTGCATAGTTATCGGATTAACCGGAACGCCGGAGCGTTTAGACGGCAAGGCTCTTGGCGATATTTTCGAGGTCATGGTAGAGGCTAGGTCAACGCATTGGCTGATTGGACAGGGCAGGCTATCAAGCTATGAGATGTACTCTACAAGCATGCAGCCTGACCTGTCTGGCGTGAAGAAATCTGGCGGTGATTACAACAGAGAGCAGCTTGCCGAAGTAATGGACAACCGCGTTCTAGTGGGTGACGCTATCGCCCATTGGCGAAAATACGCTAACAATAAGCGAACGGTGGTCTACTGCGTGAACGTAAAGCACAGCAAGCATACCGCCGAAACATTCAATGCAGCCGGGATCCCTGCCGTTCACGTTGATGCAGATACGACGGAGACAGAATTAAAAGAAGCGTGCGAGGGATTGGCTTCTGGCCGCTATCTGGTTTTATGCAACTGCGAGCTCGTGATAGAAGGCTTCGACCTTGGATCTCAGATTGGACGAGACATCACGCTTGAATGTTGCATTTTGCTGCGCCCTACACAGTCATTGGCTAGATACCTGCAAATGGTATTCAGGGCATTGAGGCGCAAAGATTATCCTGCCGTTATCCTGGATCATGCTGGCTGCGCCATGCGTCACGGTTTACCAGATGATGACAGAGAATGGAGCTTAGAAGGACGGAAGAAGAAAAAGCGCAAGGCTGGCAACGATGAGCCAGATGTAAATGTTCAGCAATGCAAGCACTGCTTCTTTATATTTAGGCCGGGGCCGGATAAATGCCCGTCTTGCGGCAAGCCAGTAGAGAAAAAAACACCTGCCGAGCTACGCCAAATAGATGGCGAGCTGGTAAAGATCGATGCGGAAGCCATAAGAAGAGAGCGAAAACGCGACCAAGGTAAGGCCAGAGGGCTGCGCGAACTGATAGAGCTTGGCGTTCGTCGCGGCATGAAAAATCCTAGCGGGTGGGCGGTCAACGTCCATGCGGCAAGACAGGGGCGCAAGCCTTCGAGGGTAGACTATCAACAGGCCAAGCAAATGCTGGCGGAGGTGAGGGCGTGAACCCAGAGACTCGCTTACAAAACCGCATCCTTCTAGCCCTATCAGACGCAGGCTGCACCGTCTGGCGTAACGAGACGGCTGGCGCGTGGCTGGGCAAAGTTATCCACAAGGCGGGCGAGCAGGTTACGCTAACCAACGCCCGCATGTTCACGGCTGGCCTATGTGTCGGCAGTTCTGACATCGTGGGCATAGCGTCGGATGGCCGGTTTCTGGCCGTCGAGGTGAAGACCCCAAAAGGCCGCGCCACCAAAGAACAGCTACGCTTTATCGAGGCCGTCAACAACGCGGGCGGTATTGCAGGCATTGCGCGATCCGTAGCGGACGCGCTAGAGTTAATAAGGCGCGGCTAGGGTAGCTCCCGAAAAGGTCGCTGGTCACGGCCTGCCGCCGCCTTCTTTCCTTGACCTCTTACACCGTTGACCGAGGTACGCATGACAACCAAACCGATTGACTGGTATGCCCGCCGTTACACTGAGAAGTACGGCTTCTCACTGGTTCCGATTGAGCCAGGCCGCAAGTTCCCAAGCTCTAAAGACTGGGGCAAGCACGTTATCGAAGACAGCAAGGCGGCAACCGAATTCTACCGTGACAACCAAAACTGGAATATGGGTCTGGCGTTAGGCCCGTCTGGGATGTGCAGTCTTGATATCGACTGCGAGGAGTCGTTTCAGTCCATCCTGGAAGAGTTCGGCATCGACCCGGAACCGCTTTGGGCATTCCCCGCGATACAGGGGCGAGACAAAGGGCGGCGGTTGCTGTTCCGTGTGCCCGACAACGTATCGTTGCCATACGCCAAGCTGAACTGGAAGCGCGAAGACGACACCAGCAAGTCATACACCGTATTCGAGTTGCGGGCCGCGTGCGACGGCAAGCAGCGCCAGGACGTTCTGCCGCCGTCCATACACCCCGACACCGGCAAGCCCTACAAGTGGATCGTTCAGCCGCCCAAACCAGACGAGCCATGGCCAACGCCTCCCGATTGGCTGCTGGCGATGTGGACGGCGTGGGATTCCTTCAAGCCACAACTGCAAGCAGCCTGCCCATGGGCACCGAAGCCAGAGCCTGTGCGTGCCAAGGCCAAGTCGAAGCAGGCAAACACTGGCGGCGACAACATCATACAGGCATTCGTGGACGCTCACGACTTACGCATGACGCTGGAGCAATATGGGTACACGCGCAAAGGCCGTAGTCGTTACCTGAGCCCGCACACGACGACCAAGCTCCCCGGCGTTGTCTTGTTCCCTGACGAGGCCAGCTGCTGGATTCATCATGCGTCCGACCCGCTGTGCTCCGAGGAATCCGGGCATCCGGTAAACGCCTTCGACCTTTTCTGCTACTACGAACATGGCGGTGACGTGAGCAAGGCGGTAAAGGCGGCAGCGGACCTTCTGGGCATGAAGCCTGAACGCAAGCGCACGCCAGAAGCCGAAGCCGTCAACCAGGGCAAGCCAGCACCAACAGAGGAGTCAGCTACTGAGCCATCAGCGCCATTCCGTTGCCTCGGCTACATGGGAAACGCTTACTTTTACTTGCCGCGCGGCACTGAGCAAGTGGCGGAGATTAAGCGAGGCAGCCACACAAGCCCATCAGAGCTTCTAAGTCTTGCTCCTATCGAATGGTGGGAGATGGCCTACCCAAAAGGCGACAAGGGCGGCACAGATTGGTACGCGGCCGCTAACGACTGCATGCGTGGCTGTGAGCGCAAAGGGATATACAGTCCTGACCGCGAGCGCGGGCGGGGCGCATGGTATGACAAGGGCAAGGCTGTACTGCATCTCGGCAACAAGCTACTGATTGACGGGCAAGCAACGCCAATTGCAGAGCATGAGTCGAGCTTCATTTACACACGGCAGGCGCCCCTTGAGCATGGCGCGGACGCCGTGCCGGCTGACGATAATACGGCGGCCGATATAGCCGAACTGTTCGAGCAACTGAGATGGCATAAGCCGGTACATGCGCAACTGTTGGCTGGTTGGTGCCTTCTGGCCCCGATATGCGGCGCGCTATCCTGGCGGCCTCACGTCTGGATTACAGCGCAGCGTGGGGCGGGTAAGTCATGGATTCAGGATCACATCATACAGCCGCTCCTTGGGCCTTCTGCGCTCATGGTGCAAGGGAGCACAACGGAGGCCGGCATACGTCAGAAGCTAAAGCAGGACGCGCGCCCTATCGTGTTTGACGAGGCCGAGAGCGAAGACCAACGGAGCCAGCACCGTATGCAGACAGTCATCGAGCTGGCGCGGCAGTCGTCCAGTGACAGCACCGCCGAGATTATCAAGGGCACCGTAAACGGTCATGGCATGGCCTTCCGTATGCGTTCCATGTTCTTGCTCGGCTCGGTGAACGTGTCGCTGTCTCAGGCGGCGGATGAGTCCCGCTTTTCTATTTTGTCCATTGCCACACCCGAGAAAACGCCGGACGAAATTGCACGTTTTGACGCCTTCGGCAAGCGCGTTGACAACACGCTGACGGACGAGGTTTGTGCCTCCATCCGTGCGCGCGCCTATCAACTCATGCCGGTCATACGCGCCAACGCCAAGACGTTTGCTAGGGCGGTTGCAGAGGTTCTTGGTAGTCAGCGTCTGGGTGACCAAGTGGGTACGCTTATCGCGGGGGCTTGCGCCTATTACAGAGACGACGAAATCAGTCTGGATGACGCTCGAAAGTGGGTGCGCGACATGGACTTCTCGGACGCTAGGGAGGCGGAACAGGTGAGCGATGAGGAGAGCTGCTTGCAACGGATCTTGCAATCACAGGTGCGATTCGATTCTGAACGCGGACAGCTTGCCAGGTCGCTTGGCGAGGTGGTTGCCGCTGCCAGCGGATCGGATCACATAGGCGGGCTGACGGCGGCTGATGCAAACGACATTTTGAAGCGCTACGGCTTGATGATTGATGGGTCTTTTTTGGTGGTCGCCAACAAGCACGCTGAACTTGAGCGACTACTTAAAGATACGCCGTGGGGGTCGGGGTGGCGTCGAATCCTTGGCCGAATCGAGGGCGCAACTTCAACACCGGAGGCTGTCAGGTTTGCAGGAACACGAAGCCGAGCAGTCTCAATTCCCTTAAAATTTATCTAAAGCGTCACGCTTCTGTGGCACTGTGACGCCCCGCGCAAGTGATTGTGACGGGGTTTTTCTTTTAATATCATGCGTTT